AATCATCTCTTTGAACAAGCACAGAATATTGACAGCAACTTGCTTGATCTTTATACTGTATTCAACCGTGCTGTAAAGAATGCTAAAAATTCCTGAAGTTACATTGGTCATGCTCGCTGACCTCGATATTGAAGATGCTGTTTATGCAGTAAACAAATCATGTGAGGAAATTCATTGGGGTGCTGCTAAATTTCTAAGCAGCAAAGGAAGACCTAAAGGGTTGAATCCTAATGTATCTTATGAAGAAGTTTATCCAATTCAAAGTATCAATGACTTTAATTTTTATTGTATCTATAATCTTACTAATCACGTCAGGACCTCGCACTGCCTTCTCATACATCCGGACGGCTACGTTATTCGTCCTCACCTTTGGGATCGTAAATTTCTTGATTACGACTATATCGGTGCACCGTGGAGGGATGACCCAAATGCCTACCTCGACCCGTGGGGAAAGAATCATCGAGTCGGGAATGGAGGATTTTCCCTACGCTCCAAGCGTCTACTCGACGTCCCCAGTAAAGTCACCGTCCCTTGGGAAGTAAACGAAGGTGATTTCTATAAGCACATGAACGCCGGACTATATAATGAGGACGGGAACATATGCTGCCACAATCGACACATCTTTGAGGGACAGGGATGTGTGTATGCTCCCGTCTCGGTGGCGAGTAAATTCTCTAGAGAAGAAACTCTACCTGACAGTGAACAAGAGACCTTTGGTTTCCATTATCATTTTCAAGAGATACGATGAAAGCAACGATAAACCAATTGTGGTGGAACCCATGGGGTGATAAAGGATTACACTTTGAAAACAAGAGAGTAAGTATATCAATAGATAATCTATCATTTGATAGACAGGCAGATTATAGAATATTATTTTTAGCAGAACCATATGCAGTAGCACCATCCATAAATGAAGGTGCTCTTAGAAATGCACATAATTTCAATAGAATCTATACATTTACACAATCAATATTAGATAAGTACCCACAGGCAGAATTGTTTGAGTGGGGTTCTTCATGGTTGGACTTCAAAAATCTAAAGATAGAAAAGAAACCACACATCACATTTGTTACCAGTTCTAAGTTGCAGACTACTGGACATAAAACCAGAAATCATATTATGGATATGTTAGATGATATAGAAGATGTGAATGGTATGGAAGTTTATGCACATAAATCACCTCCCTTTCATCAGAGAAGAAATGATTTCTTTGAGAATGCCATGTATCATATTACAGTTGAGAACTCAAGACAAAAAAATTATTTCACAGAGAAGATTATAGATTGTTTTGCTAGTAGAACTATACCAATATACTGGGGTTGCCCTAATCTCAATAAGTGGTTTGACATGGATGGTGTAATTACGTTCCAAGATGTCAGTGAACTCAAGAAAATATTTGACAAACTTAGTGAAGACTTCTATCATAGTAAGAAGGAAGTTATTGAAAAGAACTATGAGATTGCCAAGCAATTTTATGGTGAGAATGATGTAGTTCCTCGATTGACTAAAACAATTATCGCTGATGTTGAGGAAAACGCTATAGTTTATGAGAGTTAGTTTTTGTATTCCAACTCATGATGGTAATGCAAGATGTCAAAACTATTTGTTTGACATTTTTCATGCTCTTTCACAACAAATCAATAAAGATTTCAATGTCTGGATATCAGACCATAGTAAATCTGACAAAGTTCTCACTGCCTGCAAGGAGTATGCTGATCTATTTGAAATAAATTATGTTAGAAATCCGAATAATCTTGGGAACATTTCTGCTAACACTAATCACTCTCTTCGTAACGCAGATGGTGACATTCTAAAAGTTTTATTTTCAGATGATTTTATTCTGACAAATAATCTTGTAGCAGAACTAGATAAAGCATTCACTGATGATGTCAAGTGGGCAGTCACAGGTTATGCTCACACAGTTGATGATGGTCAGACACATTACAATCCAAAGATACCATGCTATAATGAAAAATTATTAGAGGGTGTAAACACTTTGAGTTCACCATCTATACTTGCAATGAAGCGAGGAATAGACATGTATTTTGATGAAAAATTGACCATGTTAATGGACTGTGATATGTATTTCAGACTCTATAAATATCATGGAGACCCAGTGATACTAAAGGATTATCACATCTCAAACAGAGAACATAAGTCTCAAACACAAAGAACTTATGAACACCTCCTACCAAAGGAGATTGAATATTTGAAACAGAAACATTCATCATGACTATAGGATTCAACCATTTAGGGAGACACGGTAGACTGGGCAATCAAATGTTCCAGTATGCAGGACTACGAGGTATCGCAGCACATAAAGGATATGACTTTGCTATTCCTCCTAGTGACTTCAATGATGAGTGGAATGACCATCAATTATTTGAGGCATTCAAACTCACCGGTCTTACAAATATAAATCATATTCCCGGACCATATGTGCAGGAAGCACATTTTCATTTTGATCAAAATTTATTTGACAATATGCCGGACGGACATAATGTATATGGATATCTACAAAGCACAAAATGGTTTGAACACATAGAAGAGGATATTAGACAAGATTTTGAATTCAAGAACGATATACATTTACCATGTAGAGAGATGATGGATACGTTGAAAGATCCTATTGCATTACATGTTCGTAGAGGAGACTATATAGAAAACTGTGATAATCATCCACCTTGCCCCAAAGAATATTATGACGCTGCATTGTCAAAGTTTGATAACGATCGTACAGTGGTTGTTTTTTCTGATGATCCTCAATGGTGTAGCACTGAGTTCTCTGACGACAGGTTCCTTGTATCAGAAGGTGGTGACAATCTTGCAGACTTGTGTATGATGACCATGTGTTCTGATTTTATCATTGCAAATTCATCATTTTCTTGGTGGGGTTCTTACTTATCCCGTAATCCAGATAAGAAAATCATTGCACCTAAGAAGTGGTTTGGCACTGGGTATACAAAGAACCACGACACATCTGATCTATACTGTGATAACTGGGAGGTATTATGAAACCAAAAATCAATACAAATGAAATCAAACATCCTGCACCTGAAGCACCCATTCATGGCGATCTTCCTATCAACGAAGACTTTACTAAGATCAACCTTCCATGTGCCACTTATTTGATTCCTTTGAGAATTGAAAGTGATGATAGGATGAGAAATATAATTACATCTTTACTTTATCTTCTCAAAAATATAGATGCTAAAGTAATCATCAAAGAATTTGATAAAGAATCTATATTTGAACAAAGTGTTTTACCACAAATAAAACCTGTTTGTAGTGAAGATGAACTAAAGAAACTCACACATGTTTTTGAACAGTCTGATGAATTTACATTTCATAGAACTAGATTGATCAATGATATGATCATGATGGCAGATACAGAAATCGTAGTTAATTTTGATGCCGATATTATCATACCTGCATATAACCATGCTCTTGCATGTAACTATATCATAAATGGATACTTACCAGATAATGCACCCAAAGGTACAAAACCAGAACCTGTCAAGTGTGTTTATCCATATGGTTGTGGTATGTTCCAATGGCAGGTTCATGCCAATGATGAAATTGTAAGTAAGTTTATAAATTCAAACTTCAACTTTCATGCCTTTGATGGTAGTATGAATTCATACGATGCTAAGTTTGGTTTCTGCCAGTTCTTTGACACAGAGGAATATAAAAGACTTGGTATGGAGAACGAAGAGTTTATATCATACGGGTATGAAGATGATGAAAGATATCATAGATTCAATACGTGCTCTCATGTTCTTAGATTGAACGATGTAATATATCATCTAGAACATAAGAGAAGTCAGAACTCTTGGTTCACAAACCCTTACATAGAAGATAATCGTAAGGTGTGGGAAAAACTAAAGTTCTATGGTAAGAAGTCTCTGGAAAAATATTATGCAGAAGTTGATTACATGAAGAGGCGACGTGGACAAGAACAAAAGTAAATACAAACTAAGTGGATTCCCACCAGTCTATTGGTTGAACTTAGATAGGTATACTGATAGACAAAAATATATGATACAACACCTTGAATACTGGGGTATAGAAAATCATACTAGAATATCTGGTATTGATGGAAAGGATGATGATCCATCCTCATATTTGAAGGGTAGGGTTCCAGAAAATATGAACCCCGGTGAGATAGGTTGTGTTCTTACACACCTCAC